CCAACCTACTGCCTGGGGTGAGTTCGATCAGTGGGGGTGTGAGTGGGCAACCGACATGAACCACGCCTACGCCATCGCTAAGCAGTGGGGCGAGCCCTGTATGATCTGGATGTGCTTCGTTCACGGTGCCCCTATGAAATGGTGCCGTGCCACCGAGATCACCGATGCCATCGCTGATCTTGTCTTTGGGGTTGCCTGATCGCCCCCCATCCTGTAGACTAACCACACACAGCACACAGCATGAACTTCGCCACCGCCACCAAAGCAGAACTCATGGCAGCAGGGTTCACCATGAGGACCATCCGCCCACGTCGCCCCCGCAAGGGTGAACTGATCTGCCAGCGGGTAGGGTTCAAGACTAAGCGAGGCAGTCAGCAATGGGCACAGCGAGAGGCAATCGCTTCGCCTAGCGCCTACGCCGTCGTGATGGGCAACGGTTGATCCTAGCACAGTGGGGGGGGACAGTTAATGCCCCCTTGCCCCCCTAGCGCCCCCGCGCCAAGCGATGCCAAAAAAGTACCTTCTTTCTAACCTACAAACGTTTCCCAGCGCCCGATAAATATTACAGAGGAATTTGAATATTCTGGGTCCCTCTATATAAAAAAATTTCCCAGGTATAAAAACGCCCACAAAGTCGATTCATGAAACACAAAGTAACTTACAGGACGCCTAACGGCGTATTACAGGAAACCATGTTTGATCAATTTGATGAATTTTGTGACAACATGGAGGATGTAGCAACACAATATTACCAGGGATTGAAAGAACCTGGAGATATCAACATTGAAACGGTAATGGATGATGGAACCACAAGAGGAGAGAAAGTTTCCTTCGATGGAAGAACTGAATACCTATCTGAGCAAAATGAAGCTGATGTATAGACCTCCTGGAGGGGACTATACGCTTCTAACAGACTATCTGAACACCGTAGAAGAGCGTTTAAGGAGGTTAGAGGATGAGTCAACTAGTAATTCCTGAAACAGTGGATACAGCGTCCACAGAGGGCAATTGTCTGTATCCTGCTGCTCCTCTCGAAGGTTCACCGATAGTATCACCTAACATCAAGATTAACAATCAACAGGTGAAGTTTTACACAGCATCAACACCACCTGCTAATGTAGAGGGTGTGAAAGTCAATCCAGCAATTCCTTTACCCTGTCAACCAGGGATCAGGGTGATTGTACCACAGAACAATACCAGTGTGTTTTTTAACCAGCAATTGCCATCTGTTATAGGAGACCAGGCAGAAATGTTAGGTACTCCCAGACCACTTGTTGGTCCATACGGTCCAAGCACTGTATTAATTGGCAGTAAATCATAAATGTGATATAATACACAAGTAATTCGAGGTTAATTATGGCAAAAGCAAAGGTCGGACTGGTTAAGAGCAACTACACCGAGGGACCACCTAAGAAGACCCGTCAGGGGAGATCTAAGAATACCCATCTCGGCGCTAGCTCTCGGAATGGTCGTCGTAAGAGGTATCGTGGACAAGGGAAAGGTTGAAGAAGTAAAAGAGTGGATTAAAGAGCTTACAGTAAAGCGTGAGGAACTAGGTGGGTTTTCCATCTGTCCTTACGCTTTTTCTGCGTTAGTACATATAGAGGAACGCGCTCTGAGCAAGGTGACTCTGATAGAAGGGTTTGATGTAGTAGTGTTTATAGTAGAAGATGATATTAGTGTAGCGTCTATGCTCCAGAAGATCGCTGAACTTAATATGATCTATAGGGACTATATTTGGTTGGACGACCATAAAGAGGAAACGACGTACCTCAATGGTGTTCAGTCAAACTTTGGTAAAGCAAACCTGATTTTATGTCAGAAACGTGATAAATTACTACAGGCGAGAGAAACTTTACACAAGACCAACTATTATACCTATTGGTCTAACGATTTGTACAAAAGAATAGTAAGAGGGATAGGAACCCCTTAAAAAGTTCTGTTCAACCCCATAAAGGAGAAAACAGATGGCAAATTCACCCGTAGATAAGGGTCAGGACTTTATTGAGTCTGGGATGACCCTAATAACCGATAGAGTAAGCGATAAGTACCTTAAGTGTACAAAGTATCATATTCCAGCAGATCGTCTCTCAAGACCTTGTGGAGGGGCTGGAGGGTTTGATGATTATGTGGAGAGATGGCACGAATAGGGCATAAATAATCAATAAAACTACCTTCATGCCTGAATTCCAAACATTTAAGGATTTCAATCTCAATTTTAAGCCTCATCCTGTAACCGAGGACTTGATGGTAGTAAAAGATTCTGCGGACATTAAACAGTCGATTAAGAGTCTTTTATTAACTAGAAAAGGCGAGAGATTGTTTAATTCTAATATTGGAACACGATTGACCGATCTATTATTTGAAACTGCTGATTTTGCTACAGCATCAAGTATTAGAGATGAAATTCTTGTTATTCTCAAGAATTATGAAAGAAGGATCAGGATCTTAAAGTTAGATGTTGATTTAAACTTTGATGATAATGGTTATGATATTAATCTAGTGTATGAGGTTGTAGGTCGTGATGATTTAATAGCAAACGTAGAATTCTTCCTAGAGAGTGCTAGATAACCATGCCATCATACGTACAAGTCTCTAACCTAGACTTTAATCAAATCAAAACAGCTCTCAAGGAATATTTGAGAGCACAGTCGGACTTCACATCGTATGATTTTGAAGGATCAGCAATGAGTGTCCTGTTGGACGTTCTTGCTTACAATACATATTATTCGGCATTCAATGCCAACATGGTTGTCAATGAGATGTTCCTGGACTCTGCAACGCTCAGGGACAACGTTATTGCTCTTGCCAAGCAGTTAGGGTATAGACCCAAATCAAAGGTCGCTCCAGAGGCAAAGGTGTCCTTCTCAGTGAATTATCCTGGTGCTGCTCCAGAGGTAGCACAACTATCTAAAGGTACAGGATTTACAACAGTATTCAACGATACGTTATACTCATATGTGTGTATTGACGATCAATCAGCACCTGTGGAAAACGGTGTTGCGTACTTTGATAACATTCCGATTTACGAAGGAACCCTAATCACTAGTAAGTTTGTTGTTAATACAGCAATCAAGAATCAAAGATTTATAATTCAGAACCCTGGTGTTGACATTAGTACAATTCGAGTAAAAGTATTTGATAGTATACAGTCAACATTTTATGAGATTTATGACTATGCTGAGAATATTCTCAACGTTGATTCTCAGTCAAAATCATTCTTCTTAGATGAGATTGAAGATGAGAGATATGAACTATTCTTTGGCGATGGTGTTTTAGGCAAGGCACTAGAAAATGGCAACCAGATTGAGGTTAGCTATCTAGTGACAAATGGTCCAGAGACAAATGGTGCCAAAGGATTTACGTTTAATGCCGTCATTACTGATAAATTTAGTAATATCGGATATGTTTATAATATCACTACAAATCCTGCTGCCACAGTAGCAGCAAATGGTGGAGCAGAAATCGAAACAATCTCTTCCATCAAATACAATGCTCCAAAGTTTTTTGGCACACAAGATCGTGCCGTTACTGCCAATGATTACGGTTCTATTGTTAGGAAGATCTATCCAGCAATTTCGGACATCATTATTTTTGGTGGGGAAGAAGATGATCCCCCAGAATATGGTAAGGTCAAGGTTGTAATTAAACCAGAGCAAGCAAGTTCTCTTTCTACTACAACGAAGAAAGATATCGTAGAAAAATTAAAAAAATACATGGTCGCTTCGGTAATACCAGAAATTGTTGATCCATCAATTCTTTATATTGAAGCAACTAGTTCTATTTTCTATAGTACTAGCATTACTACTCAAAAGCCAGAAGAGATTAGAAATAAGGTAATCTCTAATATCAATACTTACTTGTCTCAGTCAAACGTAGAAAAGTTTAACGGAAAGTTTAGATTTAGTAAATTTGTATCAACAATTGACAATTCCGATCGTTCAATTAATTCGAACAGAACTACTATTATGATGAGAAAAGATTTTTACCCACAGATCAATTCTTCTTCTTATTATGAAGTTTGTTTCCAGAATGAATTTGATCTGGATTGTGATGGTCCAACACTCATGTCATCTGGTTTCAAAGTATCAGAATTCCCTTCGTATACCGTCTATTTTGAAGATAGGGATGGCGTAATTGCCCTATATAGATTAGACAGTTTAACTGGTGAAAAAATTACACTAAATGACAATATTGGTGAAGTAAATTATGCCAAGGGTGAGATCATGTTATATGATTTGACTATCATTCAAGGTAGTTTTAGTGATAACAAGATTGAAATTCGTGTAAGACCTTTATCAAATGACATCAACGCTTCACGTGAATTATATCTTGATGTTGATGTCGCCAAGAGTAAGTTTATGGTATACCCAGAGTAGTAATTAGATGGCTCCAAAGAAGAGAAGGTTATCGTCCCTGATTGAGTCTCAACTCCCAGGGTTTATCCAATATGAATACGAAAATTTCTCTAAGTTCGTAGAAAAGTACTACGAGCATGTAGAATCTGCTGGTCAGCCATTAGATATTATTTCTAACTTAGAAAAGTATAGAAATATTGATTACTATGAAAAATCTTTGTTGGAGCAGCAAACGACTCTAGCATCTAGCATCAATGCCGATTCTACAACAGTTACACTAGAAAATGGGGATTCGTTCCCAGAAGAGAACGGTTATGTTCAGATTGGCGAAGAAATTCTTTTTTATCAAACAAGAACTGGAAACGTTCTAGAAGAAGTTTCTAGGGGAGTTAGTGGAAATACTACTTTAGGAGATCTCTACACTTCTACTGCTTTTGTTACCACAGCAGCTGCTGCTCATGGTCAAGGATCTGTTGTAAGAAATATTAGCAATCTATTCTTATATGCTCTTGTAAAAGAGTTTGAAAAGACATATCTGTCAGAATTCCCAGAGGCATATCTGAAGGAAGATGTAGACAGAAGAAACTTAATCAAAAATATTACATCATTCTACAAAGCAAAAGGTACTGATAGATCTATCAAATTCCTTTTCAATGCCATCATTACGGACGATCCCCAGAACGTTCCAGAGGTTATCAATCCTAAAGATTATACTTTAAAGTCATCAGTTTCTGATTGGACTAAAAATTACTCTCTTAAAGTAAAATTAAACTCTGGTAATGTATACGACTTAATTGGCAAAACTATTGTTCAAGATATAGATTCATATGACAAAGAAATTGAATTTGCCTCGGCAATTGTTGATACAGTAGTTTCTATTGGTAGTGATGGACAAGAAGATCTTTATGAGATCATCCTGGAACCAAGTACGGTTAACGGAACTTTTCAAGTTGCTGGCAGAACAAAAACCACAAAAACAATTTCTAGTTCTTTAACAACCGACGATAGAATTAATGTTAAATCCACAATGGGATTTCCAAGACGTGGTAAAATTCTAATTGGTGATGAAGTAATTACATATAAGGATAAAACTGTTAATCAGTTTATCGTAGATACTAGAATTGGTCCGATTAGAAATCACAGCAATGACAAGACAGTATATCGATATTCTACAATTACCAGTGAAAATGTAAAAGTAACTGCTCTTGGTATTGTTTACAATCTCTTACCTTCACATTCTTCCCCATATTCAGTAATTAATGATCCTATTCAAGTTTCTGGACCAGGATTTGAAACTATTAGCCCAGTAGTTTATGATAAAACCCTATCTAGAAATAGATGGTTGGTTAATGTTGATCCTAATAGCGATAATTTACAGATTAAGGGAGTTTCTTCTCAATTTGCTTCTGATGTAGGTGCCGTCTTCGAAGATGATCAATATTTTTATGTCTGCTCCTCTTCATACCCATCTGGCAATATTCTAACTGGTACTAATTACAATGTTAATCTTTTAGACCAGAAACTCCTTAAATTAATCAGAAAAACACCAGTCACAACTACAGAAATTTACGAAACTTCTAATAGAGACGTTGGAATTTTTATTGATGGCGTACCTGCCATTGGATACAAGTCAGAAGAATTTGTGAAGTATGGTTCTATTGTATCTTCTAAGGTAGAAAATAAAGGATTTTCTTATGCTGCTGCTCCTTATGTTTTAGTTAACGAACAAACAGATAAAGCAAGAGCTTCATTGAATGGATCTACCGTTGGCGAAATTGAAATCTTAACAGATGAAATTTTTACTGAAGATCCAAAGATCAGAATTACTTCTGGTGAAGGAGCTGTACTATCTCCAGTTATTACTGGTGGACAGATCACTAGCATGGAAGTTATTAACACTGGTCGATATTATTCATCTCCACCTATTATTAGAATTGTCGATACTTTGGGTAAAGGAAACTTTGCTGAATATGAAGCGGTTCTTGATAGTAATGGCAGTGTTGTAGAGGCACGTAAAATTAGCGTCGGTAGATTTTACACTAGAGGATATACCACAGTAGTAGTAGAGGCAGTCGGTAAAGGTGCTGTTGCTAGCGCCGAAATTAAAAAGTGGGTGTTCAATAGATATGAGCGTTTAAAGAATAACTTAGATAGTAATAACGGTACAGTTCTATCAAACTTCAATCCTATTAAAGATTATGGTTATGCTTACATTGCTAATCCAAGAAATGTTAGAGCAAGGGCATATTCATCTACAACAGCATTTAATACAAACTTAAATATACAAACACAACATTCCCCAATTATAGGATACGCTTATGATGGTAATCCAATTTATGGACCATACGGATATTCAAATCCAGTGGATCCCACTTCTTCTGTCCAAAGATTGTCATCTGGTTATGTTTTAAGAGGATCTAGACCAAATGGTCCAGATACAGGAAAGTATCCACTTGGATCATTTATTGATGATTATCGTTGGGTTCCTAGTGTTAATTCTGGCAAGACAGAGTTGGATGAAAACAACGGGAGATTTTGTGTAACTCCAGATTATCCAGATGGAACTTATGCTTATTTCATCAGTGTTGACAATAGTGACGAGCCAACATTCCCATACATTCTCGGAAAGAATTTTTATTCTTTACCAGTAGATTCTAATTACAATTCTAATATATCACAAGATGATATTCCTTTTGGATTAAAATCTTTAAAAACAGATAACTCGGAAAGAAATGGAGATCAGTTTGCTGGATTAGTTCAAGATGTAAAACCAGGAAACATTACATCTTCTTATGTAGAGAGCTCTACAGATAATTTTTCTCCAGGAAATACTGTACATATTAATAACAAAGGTACAAACGGAAAAGATTCTGTTGTAACGGTAGATCAAGTTACTGGAAAAACTATCAATTCAATTGAGTCTAAAGAAACTAAAGCGACTCAAATTAAGATTCAAGAGAGTGCTTATTTGTTCGAGGGAGATCAAATTTCCCAGGTTGCTGATGATGGAACTGTTTTAGCAACTGGAGAATTAATCGGAGATGTTATTAATGACAGTGAATTAGTAGTACGTGATGTAGTTGGTACATTTAACACTACAGATCAAATTGATTCAGAAACTTTAGTATTAAGATTAGTTTTGGATTCTGATTCAAACTTTACAGCTGGCGCTACGTTAAGATTAACTGATGATGATAATGATGATCAAGCATCGGGCATTATTTTAGAAACAACCAGCAGACAAAATTCTGTAAAGGTTAAAGTAGAATCTGGAACTTTCTCTGTAACTAGTGACTATTACTTAAGAAGTTCAAATTTAAGTGATAGTAATAGAGTAGAGATTGTTTCTATAGAATCTTTGAGTACAAATTTATCGCCTTTCTTTACGGACGAGAATATTGCTATTATTACTACAAATGAAAATCATAATTTAGGAAAAGGCGATAGGTTAACTATTGATATTTTGCCAGATGATTCTGTTACGGAAACGACTTACTATGTAAGAAAGCGTTTATATCAAACAGCAGTCGCTTTACAACCACTACACAATTCAGAAATTACCGATGAAGGCATCGGTAGTGCTGATGTACTTAATAGTGGTCTTGGTTATACGACCGATACATACCAGGATGTTGAATTAATTTTCCAAGATTCTAGTAAAGTCAGACGTAATTTAGGACTGCCTGGTGACATTTGGAATGCTAGAGCAACCATCGATGTCTCTAATCCAGCAGGAACTGGAGCTGGTGGGGTAGCATCTATTATTATCACCACGAAAGGAAAAGGATATAAGAAGGGAGATATTCTAACCGTAGCAGATAGTGATCTAAGCAGAGTAATTACTGAAGAGTCATCACAAAGATTGATTCTAGAGGTAGATCACGTGGGATTTGCTTATAATAATACGGTATTGAAATTAACAAACGTAAATAATATTTCCCAGGAAGATTACCTACAAATTGGTCCAGAAATTGTAAAAGTTGAATCAGTGGATTCAACAAAGAAAGAAGTTACTGTTTCTAGAGGGCAACAAGGAACTTTACCAATAAATCATTTCAAAGGTGCCACTGTAACTCTAAAAGACGGATTTTATAGATTTGATGATGGGTTTAGACCATTTGGTGCTGATATTGTAAAACCATTTTTGATTTCATACAATTCTTCAAATCAAGAGATTTTTGTCTCGTATGATTATAATGCTAACAATCCTCAAGTTTTATCAAATAGTTCTTCCTTCTTCGATAATAGTGTTCCTCAAAAGTTAGTACAGTTGAGGACTGTAGAAGACGAAGCTTTCAAATTAGAATTCTCTAAAGACAATATTACATTTAACATCAACCCAATTATTGATATTCAAAAGTATTACAAGTATACATTTGATACGAGTCATTTCTCAATGCTTGATACATATCTAGATTTTTCTTCTAGTGTTAATTACAACATTTTTACTCAAGAGAAAGAAACAAGTGGTATTTCACCAGGAAACGCTGGATCTTACTTAAGCATTAAATTAGGATTTGGTCCTGCTATTTCTACCAATACCTATCAAGAAAGAAGGGCAATTAATTTTCAAAATTATTTCTACTTTATTAAAGTATCCCCAAATGTTGATACTAGTGGTTCCTATCTAAGAATTATCGATGATCCTTTAACTGGATTAAAAGAAGTTGTTTATAATACCGATACAAAAATTGTTTATAGATTAAACAATTCTCCTGCTTATGATGGTAGTGGTGATATGTCATATATCACATCATCTCGCTTGGCAATTGGAAATATTCACTCATTAAAAATTGTTAATACTGGTGAGGGATATACAAACATTCCTATTATTTCTGGTGTATCTCCAACTGTAACTAATGAAGCTTTTGTCGATCCAGTGTGGGATCCTGTTGAACAAAAAGTTATTAACTTTACTATTTTAGATCAAGGAGATAATTATTCAAAACCTGTTGTTATTGTAACCGATGGCGATGGTTTTGACTATCAGTATGAATGTAGTGTTTTTGATGGAAAGATTACTCAAGTAAAGGTAAATCAAACTGGTTATGGCTTTACATATAAACCCACAGTCAAAATCGCTGAATCTGACGTAAAACTGTACTTAGAATCTAACAATATTGGACTGCCACAAAATGTTAAAATTAATAATCCTGGTAGAGGATTCAACGCCGATGAATCGCAATTAGGATCATACAGGTCGTCTACAACATTTGTTTTGAAAGACATCAGTGATCGATTCTTCTTTGGCGAAAAAATTATTCAAGATACTACTGGAGCTACTGCCATTGTTGCTAAAGATGGGTGGAGAGAAGGTAGTAATTTACTCAAAGTTATTAACATAACAGGAGTTTTTGAGAATAATAAAGAAATTCGATCTGATTTTGGTAGTAGATCAGCAACTTTACGTGCTCAATTATATACAGAGTTTGATTTAGATGTTAGGTCATACGTAGATAATTTTGGATTTTATACTTCTGATAGAGGAAAATTAAGTAATGCTAATCAGAAATTACAAGATTCATACTTCTATCAAGATTACTCTTATGTTGTAAGATCTAAATCTTCTATTCAAGAATGGCGTGACTTAATTAAGAAAACTACCCATCCAGCTGGATTCCAGTTGTTTGGCGAGATGGTCATTGACAGTAAGGCAGAAGCACCAATGCCAACTGCTCAACCATCTTTAAATTATGTAAGTTATATTGAACTACCACCAGTTCAAATCAATTCCCTCACAACTTCAAAGTTAATTACTTTAAGTCAATATAAGATAGAGTCGGTTTTTGTTGAGGATGGTCAGGGGTCTATTTCTGTAGATACTTTCGATTCTTCCGAAACTCAAGCATATAGTGTATCTCTATCTCCTGATTTTGATGGAGATTTTGATTTTTCTACTGGACAACTAACTGGCAATACTGTATTTACTATGGTCAGTGCAACCAGTGGGTTACCTCTTGCATTGTCTAAGAATGAGCAGTTGTTTGTAACTTTAGATGGTGTTTTCCAAGAACCTGGAGTTTCTTACACTATCAATGGCGATAAAATTACTTTCTCTCAACCACCATTAGGTAGAAGAATAGAAGAAGGACAACTAGTAGAATCTGTTAAATTCTATGGAAGAGCGATAAGGTTCAAGAATTCTGATCTTAACGATCGTTATTATAGAAAAATCGCTGCCATTGATAATCAATTTGATGGAGTACAATTTGAATTTAATCTTTATTGGGAAGATGGTACGATTGTAAAATCTGATCCATCAGAAAACTTTATTGTAGCTCTAAATGGGGTAGTTCAAAAAGCAAGATCTACAGAGGAAAAACCATTTGGAAATTCTTACTCTATCATTAGATCGGAAGATCCTACCGAAACTGATAAGATCAGATTTTCCAAACCACCAATTGATAATGAAGATGCCTATGCTCCACCAGAAGAATTACCAGAATCACTAAAGAATTACGAAAAGTGCTTTATCTACACGGTAGGTAGTTATGAGCGATTAACAATTAATTCAACTTTATATGAATATAGATTTGGTGGACCATATCTACTTCTAGATGAGTTAAGTGGTTCTGTAAGAAAAGTTGATGATCCTAGATATGCTTTAGTCTTCATTGATGGTGTTCTACAAAGAGACACCGATTCTTATCAAATTGTAGGACCAAATATAACATTCACAAAACCTCTCGGTGTTTCTGTAACTCCATCTGGAGAAAGAATTACTCAAGATGTGAATATTATTTTGATGTATGGTAGAGATATAGCAAAAACTTTAACATTCTACGATTTTGAAAGAGACACATATTTTAATACTGTATATTTGACTGTTTCTGGAACTGGTATTTACGATGTTATATCGCTTCTGATCGCTAAGTACTCTACTTACAATTATCATTTAAAGCAAGGTGATAATGTATTAGGAGAGATTTTACGATACGATAAAGTTAGTGATGATGAAATTGTATTAACTTTACAAAGTCCGATTAATATTAATCCTGAGGAAAACACCAAATTAACTTTTGTCAGAACTGATGATGTAACAAAAGATACAATGGTTCTAGGATCTTATACTATTTCACATTCTTACAAAGTGGATGATGATGGTTTACGAGTCCTAGAAAAGAATATCTCTCGATGGTTATATGGCAGCGAACGAGGTACAGATGCCTGGAACAACAAACACTCATTAACGGCTAATTTACTTCCTGGTGATAAGATTCTAATTGATGGCGAAAAAGAATATCGTACAATCGTATCAACACCCACAACGGCGAAAACAAAATCTTTTGTTAATGGATATTATATCCAAAATGAAATGTATGCCAAAGTATTGGCAACAAACTATGAGGGAAATACTGAGGGAGAAGGATTAAGTATTACCGCCAATATTAATGCTTTTGGTGCTATTACTACTCTCAATGTTTCTGATGTTGAGTTCAACCAAAGAGATCTTCAGTTGTATTTTAATAATGGCATCTTATTACAACCAACAGCATATCAATACTTCACAACACCAGAAGTACACTTCATTCCTGTAGATGGAAATGGTGGTGGAGCAAAAGCGGAAGTCATTGCTTATGGTGGTCAGATTTTAGATGTTGTATTGACAGATGGTGGTAGTGGATATACTCAACCACCACAAGTAGTAGTGGCAAGAAGATATAAGAGAATTAAAGATCCACACCGTAAGATTGATTCTTTAACAGTTCTCAATATCCAAGTTGGAATTGATTCTGTCTTCAGTATGATTGGAAATACTGAGATCAGAATTGAAGGTGGTCCATTCAGTCCTCAAGCAATTACTACTATTGCTACTTTTGGTGGATTTGATCCAGAATTGAATACTGATAGAGATATTACTAGTATTGTTGCTACTTTAGCTGGCGAAGAGCGTCAAGTCAGAATGACTGACGA